CTGTATCACCTACAAACCTTGTGGCAAACTCTGTGCAACTCTTAGCAACTATATAAGCACGTGCTTGCTCTGGCATATCATCAAAAGATACAAGCATAATTACATCTGCTGTAATTGAATTATTAAATTTATATGTGTTACTTGCCATGTCAAACATATATAAGCCACGCTTTATTAACTTCTCATTATTGTTTCCCTCAACATATAAAATATCATTATTCCATAAAATTTTATGTGTAGTAGCGTCTGCATTAAATGTATATACCTCTTGTGAGTTGAAAGACCACCCTCTGCTTTGAAACTGTCTATTAACTCTTTGCAAAATGCTACGTGCATTTATAGCGTCTGCATCTGTAAGGTTCTCCAAAGAATTAACAGCCCCTTCACCAATGCTAGACAGCATTTCATTTACTGCGTCAAGCTCTAAGTTTATTGAAAGACTATCCAAGTCATTCACTCCTTTCATAATATAAAAAAAAGGGGTACAATTAAGTACCCCATAAGTTTTCTAAGGGTTATACCTTAGTTTCAACTACACCCATAAATGCACTTTCTGGACGTAAACCACCATGACCCATAGCGTACTTACCAACAATTTGGTCTGCTTGGTACTCAATACGTCTACCATGTTCAAGTTGGAAAGACTTTAATACTAAAGTACCAACAGTAGAACGGTGTGCAATCAAGAAGGCACATTTGTCTTTGTATTCAGCAGGGAAAACGTGACCTGTACCCTGCATAATACCATCGGTGATAGTAACACCACCTGCGGTCAAATGAGGACACTCTACAATGTCGATACCTGCAATACGTGCAACATTACCATCAACAATAGAAGCTACAGCACCAAAGTCTCGGTTGATAGCATCTTTAGAAGCCACCAATGCATTAACACATACTGGCTTCATGTAGCACACTCTACCATCCAAAGGTACATAGTTATCAGACATCTTGGTCTTTGCTTCTAACAACATAGACACAATTGCCTTACCTAGTTCTTCACTTTCACCAGTCAAACCATTAGTGACAGTACGTGTAATAGTGCCACCCTTGCCAAGACCAGGAAGTAGCTCTGTAGGAATGAGAGCTTCTTTAGCAATTTCTGCCAACAAACCACCATCACGTGCAATAGCTAATGCTTCACCAATTTGGAAAGAATATTCACCACGTAAATCATAATGGTTCATCGCTTCATAAATATCAGGGATAAGACAGTCAGAAGTAAGCAAACCATCAATCTTAATAGTTACTTGTGTCTGGCTCTCTGCCTTACGTTTATCATCAAGGTTCTCACCTGCATTTAAGTAAGAAGCACTTTTTCTACCCATTACAGGGAAGTCAGCCGCCTTACCATTGGAAATAGAGCGTTCCATGTGTCGACCTAGTGTTACAGAAGCTCTGCGGTATGCAGTTAAAACCTCACCACCAAACAGAGTTAAAAACATTTTCAATTTACCTGCGGCTGCATCATTACTATCCAGAGCAGGCGAAGAAATTACAAGACTTTCAGCCATTAATTATCAATTCCTTTCAATTTTTTGTTTGTTTTATTAGTCACTAAATTTGTTTAAATATGTCACAGCATTGTGTAAAACATTAGGGTTATCATCAAACAGACCTAGAGCGGTATTGCACCTCATACAGAGCAAACCTCGTTTATGTCCGTTTCCATGGTCATGGTCACAAGCAAGAGCTGTCTTTGGTTCAGTATCAAGCGTACAGCCACATATAGCACACTTTCCGTCTTGCTCTTTAAACACTTTGATAACATCTTGTTTACTCCAACCTGTTCGTCTTAGACGATGTTTATCATTACAGCACTCTTTGCAAACTGCACGATACACATGTCTATCTTTGCGATACGAAAAGTCACTTAAAGGTTTCTCTGTGTGACATACATAACAATACTTAGTTTCCAAACTTAATAAATGTGGACTTTGCAACCTTGTTTTGAACATCAAGCGTATAGCTATCATCTCTGCCATATCGCTTGTCATTCATAGCATTTGACATTTCATCTACAGACGAGTAGCCACCAGCCGTTGCTGTAGACACACCACCTAATACAGTGGGGTTGCTTGTGCCATTTCTTTGTACAGCTTTTGTTGATACTTCACCCTTAACACCATCTAACACCATCTTTATAGCAGTAATATTTCCTTCATCAATAAGGGCATTATATGCACTTACAGCGTCAGCACCTTTGGCTTTAATAGCATTTATTAGCTTTGCATATCCCTCTTGACCACCTGCATGTTGAATGATTGAGTTAGAAAATTGTGTGACCAAGGCTTGCTTTCCTGCAATAAAAGCGTCAACAACAGTCTTTGGATATCCTGCCTTTTCCAAGTCTTCATAAGTTTTGTTAGACAGTTTGTTACCATTGTTAACGTATTCATCAGACAATGCATCAAAGTCAATGTTTTTATCAGTAAGTGTTTTCTTTGCGTCATTGTCAGCCTTGTTTTGAATATCAATATTATTTTTTAGACCAGTATCATCAGTGGGTTGCTTATTGTCACCCTCATCAGTTTTCTTGTCTGTATCGCCTTTAGCATCTTCATTACCTTTATCAGCTGTATTGCCTTCAGCACCAGTTTGTTGAGACACGTTTCCTTTATTTTCTGTGCCAGTGTCTTGTGTATCTGTTTCACCTAATTCACCAGTGTTGTTTAATTCAATAACATCTGTTTCATTACTGTTTGTTTCTGTGGGTGTTTCTACATTAAATGTTGCCATTTCTTATGTCTCCTTTTTATTTAGCTTGCTGTGGTACAGGTTGCTCTCCGCCTTGTTGAGCTTGTACAAAACCTTTAGTCAACTCTGGTGTAGCTTGCTGTGTCATAGCTTGCATTTGTGCTTGTTGCTGTTCTTGCTGTATTTCTTCAGCTGTCTTAATCAAACCAGTTACATCAAGTCCAGTTGCTGTAGCTGTCTCTAACAACAGCGTATTGAGATGTACGAACTGTTCAGACCCTGGTATCATCTTCATATACTGTAAGAATGTATTAATCTTTGAAGCGTCATGTCCACGTCCGATAGCTTCTAGTCCAGTTGTAATTGCAGGTTCTACTGCACCTTCTGGAAGTTCTGGTATCTGTCCACCCTTTTCTAGCTGTACAATTAAGCGTCTAACCAAAGGTAACTGAAGTTCTTGTGACAGTATTGAATAAGTACCACCAAGCGTATCTTCAAGTTCACCTGCGACATACCTAATTTCTTCTGCTGTTACACGTTCTGCTTGTCGCTGTACTGCACTGTTTAACATAAAGACATACGCAAGTCTACGTTCTAGTGTTTCAACCATTTTCATAGTTACTTGCATATCAACTGCCTTATCTAACTGTAAACAAGAAACATCATCAGCTTTTCCTGCAACAAAATCACCAGTCTTTGCTTTTGCTAATCTTCGTGCTTGCGTAGTTCCAGTTGGATTGACAAGAAATAAAATATGTGAAGCAATTGTAGAAGCATTTAATAGTGCTTCAGAATGTCCATCAAGTGCCTTTAAGTCTCCTATGTATTCTTCAACATAAGAGCGTCCATAGTTCTCACCATCAACCTTAGTGAAACGAAGTGCTATCCAAGGTGTTTTTAACAGTGGATAAGACTGTTCACTTCCTTGTAAAACCTGTTGGTTAACTTCTTGATAACTTTGGTACTGTTCACCATCAAAGTATGTGTGTGTATAAATATTCACTTCTTCATCAGATTTATGCTCAACACCATCAGTGTCTATAAGCTTACGAATTTCTTCAGTACAAGACGAATATGAAAGTGTGTCTCTTGCAACAATCTGTAAAACATTTCCTAGACCATCTCTTTGACAAACATAATTGCTTAGACGATATAGTTTTGCACCACCTTCAGCAGGTGGTAAAAATAGTAATGCATTTCCTGCTATAAGCAGTTGTATAAGTGCTTCTTTTACTGTTACTCTTATTTGGTTTGTTTCAATATACCTCAAGACAAGTTGTTCAATTTGCATAAGAGCTTGCTCAATCTGTTGTTTAACATCTTGTTGACCTGAGGCTAAATATTGTTTCTCAATGTCAGCACGCATGGACAGCTTGAAAAATGCTGTATTAGCAGGGAACAACGCAAGAAGCAACTTACTACTTAGATTGTTAACACCTCTAGCACCTATACTCTGATTACACACTTCATATTTTGTACTTGGTGTATCAGCTGATTTAGGAAATAATGCAGGTATTGTATACTGTGCATTTATCTCTGCTCGGTCTGTATAGTTCTTACGGTCACTCTCTAAGCGGTCATATAGTGCTTTTGCTGTTTCCCTAGCGTCATCATTAAGGTCAATAAGAAGTGAATTATTAGTAGCCAATTAAAACACCACCCCCTTAAATGTTCAAACCAGTAGATGGTGCAGTATTAATCTTTAAATTCTGCTTTCCTGCACGTTTAGGTTTGTTCATATGACTCCCACTAATTTCGTTGCCTAGCGTAGGCTCTGTTGCTTGCACTTGTGGTGCAGAGACAGCAGGAGTTGTTGAGACATATTTATTTGTTGTGTCTTTTTTAATTTCTGGTTTACTGCACATCTTTTCTCCATTCATGTTTAATAATTAACTGGATTGTAATTCTGTATGGTTGTGTCTGGCTTTATTTTTAAACTAGCTTTTCCTTTTGTCTTACCAAAGGTGTCTTCACTTCCACCAAACACTGGTGCTTCTGGTGTTTCAGACGTTGTTGATGGTAAAATGTCTGCACCAGTAACATCATTTACCTTATACTTATTATCAACTTTTGGTGTATCAATTCTCCAACACATAGTGGTTACACGCTATCTTCATTAGCAAATGCAACTGCTTTTAGGTAATCAATTACATAATCAACACCTTCAATAAAGCCCATACGCTCATCACAACTCTTAACATCTTTAGCAAGCTCTTTTATGCAATAAGTTCTGCTGAATGTTTCCTCTAAGTGTTCTACAAGTAGCACTGGAACATATGGTAATTTAGTTTCATCTACATTTACATTTACCATGTATAGCTTTCTCCTTTCGTTTTAGACTAAAATTAAAAGAGACAGCAGGTATTTAACTGACTGTCTCTGTTTTCTCCTATTTGTGTGTCAATTGACTTGACATACACTTGTGTGTCAATTAGCAAATGAAGCGATAGCTTGTTTTATTTAACAGCTTCTTATCCTTCTTTTCATAGGGCATTTTCAAGTAGCACTCTGTAATACGCATATGACTATAGTCAGCATAACAGTAATCATTGGTATACCTAGAGTATTTCTTGTTTAACATAATAGCATGGTCTTTTGCTTCCTTATAACTTTTAAAGACACCTTCAATAGACTCATAAACATCTTCCCAACCACTACCACTGCACCTTTCGACAATATAAATTTTAGTCATTTTTTGGTCTCCATAAAATTGGTTTCTTCTTTTTAAAATCATAATCTTCAACATGAAGTATTCTAGCTATACGTGCCTGTAACAGTGCGTCTGCTTCAGACAGCCCTTGTTTAGCATATGCTTTAACAACTGTATCCCATGAATTGTTTTCATCAAGTAGCTTACGTGCTGTCACATCACCGCATTTTGGACACCCCTTGTAATTATCAGAAGTATCACCAACAAGCGTTTGATATAAATGCCAATACTGTGCTTGTTCAGCAGTAATCTCATAGAATTCTCCACGTGAAAAGTCATAGAACCTTGCAGGAATTGTCTTGAAATCTTTATCACCACTTGCAATTATACTGTCTGGATATTTTGTGGCTAATATACCTATAACATCATCAGCTTCAAGTGTTGGAATTTGCTCACACGTAAAGTTTTCTTTGCACCAATTCATTACACCATAATAACCACTCGGTTTCCGTTTACCAATACGATTAGCTTTATATAATGGGTACAGAACCTTTCGGAAATTTTCTTTGTCACTGAAACACATGATAATCTCATAGTCACCTTCAGTTTCATAGTGGTTAAGCACCTTGTCAATCAGTGTTTGCACATAGTCATCTACAATTCCTTTTGCTTCACTTGCATCAGCATGAAGTGTCCAAAGGTCTCCATACCAGTTTATAGGTGTCTCAATAGTGCTACATGCTTTGAAAACAACCATATCAGCGTCAATTAATATTTTCATTGTTTAACAACACCTCCAAATTTACAAACACCATTTTCAACATAATAAGAAATTGTGCTTCCAATTAGATTATATGGTTTATAGACAGTAGGAACGTCCTCAATAAACTTCATATCAATAGCACAACCTAACCACTTAATGTAGCCATCAGCACCAGTTGGTGCAGACGTACATAATGCTGTTCCACGCTCAATAGACAACATCTCTAACATATTCTTTTGACAATCAGATATATTTCTAGTATGCTTTTCACATGTTTCAGCAAAACAACATAGGTTACAATTATTAGTAGCAAGTGCATATGCATATAATAACTTTTCAAGTTGATGTTCATTTACTTTCATATTTGATTTCTCTCCTTTTTCTTAATGACAATCTGCCCAATTAGCACCAATTTTACCCTCGGTATCTAACTGAACTCTAATGTTATAAATCTTCTGTACATCTCTAATTGCGTTTTGTGCTTCATCTACAACTATATTAGCAATTTTCTTTGTGGAACAAGCAACTTGTACTTCATCATGCACCCACGCCATGTACATAAAGTCTTCACCATGAACAAAACCACGTGCTAACAAACGTTGCTCTAAGACAACTATCCATCGTTTACATATGATTGCACCTGCACTCTGCAACAATAGGTTTAATGCACTGTGAATAGAGCGTACTGGAAGTTTTCTACCATCAAGACCTTTAAGACAATGCCTTTTCCACTTTGTAACCTTACCATACTTTTCTTCAGCAACAAGAGAATTCTGAATTGCCTGTCTAAGACTTGCTAAAGCAGGAGTTTTCTCTAAGAATTCTTTTTTAATCTTACGTCCTTCAGACACACCACCACCAATAAGTTGACCAATAAGCTCATCTCCTGCCCCGTATAAATATGCATAAATAAATCTCTTAGCATCATTTCTTGTTGGAAGACCTGCACTATGTTGATTTGTTGTATGAATGTCACCATTAAGAATTTCATGTGCATATGCACCATTATCATATGGGTACATAAAGTGTGCCAAACATCTAAGTTCAAGTCCAGAGCAATCTATACCTGCTTGATACCAACCTTTAGGTGCTCTGAATAGCTCTCTACACTCTTTACCATATGGGCTAGAAACACTTGGAACTTGTGCAATATTAGGATAGCTGTGAGTTGCTCTGCCTGTTACAGTTCCACAAGGGTTAACACTACCATGTATCTTACCATCTGGTTGTAACATCTTTAACCATGCATTAGTTCCATCAGCCAACTGTGCAAGACGCTTTGTTACAAGCAGACTCTCTACAAGTAATGTTGCTACAACTCTTAGTTTATTTGGTGCTTTAGCATCTCCTTCAAGATAAGCAAAAGTCTCATCATCAATTTTAAGACGCTCATTATCATATAGATGCTCACACTCTGGTTTATATTTAAAGTGTTCAGTAATCAGCCACTCTATCTGTTGTCTACTGTTTGTATTAAAATCTTTATAGCGTTGAATTGG